CAACTCTGTAAGAAACACCAGCAGATGTTCTATTTTCATAAATCATCATACCTTCATTTCTCAATTTACCAACCATTGCAGCTGGTGAAGTTAAGTCAAACTTGCTTCTTAGAGTTTTCCAAGTAACAGATTGACCTTTAGAGAAAAGGTTTCTTACCTTTTCTGTTTTAGACATTTTAGCTCTTGCCATGTTGTTTTCTCCTTTTTGATTAAACATGTTCATTATATAATTGACCATAAAGGCCTCCTTTCAAATGTGTTTTAAGTTCACCAACTATTCGACTAGCAGAGCGTATTATAATAGTCTGATAGTCTGAATTCATTTATTATCATTATCGGGGTCTATGTCGAAATCTGGCGTAAAAGATATATCATCCATATCTGACAAATCTCTGACCTCGTCCTCTATGTCTCTTGACAATGGTTTATGTGGTTTATGTTTTACATCTAACACTTGTGAATAATCTAATCTAGCTGACTTATTGCCATTACGACTAATTTTCACATTGACCATTTTGTCTGATAAAGCCTGTGCTGGGTGGTACTTCTTAAAGTCTCTATAAAGTAGACCTCTAATAGCATCTATAACTAAAGCAAGGTCTTGTGTGAAGTTATCTTCTTTAGTTTTTACACCGGCAGCTATAAATTTATCTAATAACATATAAGCAATATCATCTACTGTACCCTCAACAAACTCTTTTGTTTGTTCATCAACAATTTTTTGATGTACTTTAGGGTCAACATCTTTTGGTTTATTTACTATTCTGTTCGTTGGGAACAAAACAATATTATTCTTGTCATCATCCATTCGTTAGTTCGCCTTTAAAATTTACAAGGCCTTTTTCAGTAAAATATTCTACTAACTGATTATAACCACCAATTAATTCACCATCAATCTTAATCTGTGGCATGGTTCGTACTTGTTTACCGACTGCCTCATACAGTTCTTCTGGTGTTTTAAAGTCTTTACCAAAAATCTTTTCTTCGTATGTCATACCAAGTTTCTTTACTAAAGACTTTGCTTTATCGCAATATGTACAGTTTGGTTTACTGTATATCTGGATTGTCATTGTTTCCATTTTCTAACACTTTCTTGAAAGCGACTTTTGCTTTTTCTTTTAAATTAAAAGCATCTGTAGCCTGTTCAATATTGTAGTTGTACATTTTATTGTACTCACCAAGAGGCAATCTTAAACCAACCCATGCTCTATAATAACCTTTATCTGTAAGGGTTACATCTTGAGCAAAGATTTCATATCCTCTCACTGGTGTATCTTTGATTACATTCACTAGAACACTCTCAACTTCACTTACAACTGTTTTAGTTTCTGTTTTACCTAACTCAGTAATAAATTGTTTTGATTGTTTGTTCATTTTACCCATAATTATATCTGCCATCTCAGACTTAGCATACATCTTTGCCTTTTCAATAGCAAGTTGTAGGTCTGGCGATACAGATGTAGCAACACCATAGATACATTGTTTATTCTTATCTTCTTTCTTAACTTGACCAATCAAGTTTGTAGATAAGTCACAAGCGTCTGTATCATTGATATTTGCCATGTACCAAGACGGAACAGTAGTCAATTGATTACTACTTTCTTTCTTGATTTTGTAACTGGTACTAGAACATGCACTCATAAGAGCAATCATACTTACTAGACCAATTGTTTTCACATATTTGTTCATATTACACTTTCTCCTTCATAATATACAGTAGTTCTTGTAATTTGTCAAGCGTGGATTGTGCTACATTAATAATATCTGCACCACTAACATCCGTCTTAGTAAATATAAAAACTACTAGAGCAATAATAATTAAATTTCTAATCATTATTTTACCTCCCATTCACCGTTCTTGTTCATGCACACTTTTCCGAACGACTTAAAAGCATGGCCAGGTCTTGAATAAAACCTGCAATATTCTGGTGTGTTGACATCTCTGTAATAGAATTGAGCAAACATCTCCCAATAACCAGGACTATCAAATCTCTTACGGCCGTCTGCACACTCCAAAATTTCTTCTTTAGTAACAACATCATCTTTCTCTGTAATTACTATCTTAACATAACAATACTGGTCATCAACTTCACCAGGTTTCAAAGTCTTAATATCATTATAATACACTTTTTCGCCAGCAATGGCAAGCTTGGAAACGATTAAGAACAAAATAAGAACAAATGTCCATACCATATATCTTCTAAAATCTCTATCTGGATCCATCATGGTTTTTCTACCCACCTTCCATCTGGCATCTGACATGCCGTTCCGTGTACTACTTCTCTTTTTAAACCACCGATACCTACTAGTGGCCATCTATTCTCAATATCAATCGTAGCATCATAATCTTTACATTTTATAGGACCTACTGTATAAGACCTAGTTGTTTTAATAATACCAGAATTGCCTGTTTGAGAATTAAACCAGTTTGTATAAGATGAACCGGCAGGACCATTGTCTAAGTGGTCAACAAACACTGCATTGTGTACATCATAATCTGATTTATGCATAAGTTCAGCACCTAAAAATGCACCACCTAAGGTACAAATTGCAATTGCAGCTGGTTCGGCAGTATAACTAGCACACATAGCTGCTGTTGTACCACCACCCATAACTGCTCCGACTTGTGACCTATTGGCCGTACACGCCGTTAATAATCCGTAAGATACTGAAAGCAGGATTATTAGTTTTAATTTTCTTTTCACATTTTCCATAATCATATTGACAAACGCTACTACAACCACTAACAAGTATCGTCAGTAATATTAAGAGCGTCAATTTTTTCATATTTTTCTTTATCTTGTGAAACCATAAAACACTGATGTTGTATAGTCTCTATAAGGTTGTTAATTTCATTCTCATTAGACTTGACAGGTCCGTATTTCATCTCTCGCAACCTGTCAGCGTCTTTTTTGATACCATCAATTTTATCACATAATTGACTAATCTTGTGTAACATTGTCTTTCACCTTAGTAAACAAGTCTTGAATATACAACTTGTTTTTATTAAGTTGTTTTTTACTGTCTGACCAACTTTCTTTTTGAAACTCAACAGTTTTAGTCCATTCAGTTTTTAACCAATTGGTGATTTTATTTTGCACACCAATTTCTTCGGCTATAGCACCTGTAGTAATAACTATATTAATAATAGATATTAGACCAGCGCCAATTAAAAGTTTCTTATAAGTTTTCATACTTTTCTCCCCGCTGTTTTTAAGTCCTCTTTACCTACGACCATATAAGGACCTTTGTTATAGGCAGGCACAACTGAAAACTGTTTAGAGATTTCAATTCGCTCTTGCCTTTGTTTGTGGTCGATTGTACCACCATTACCTAAGTTATCACTCAAACTAGGATAATTAGGTGTTTCTCTCTTATAAGGTTCAACACTTGTAAGAGGTACAAATTCTCTTGATTTGATTTTGGTTTTTAAAAGACCATGTCTGTACTTCACATATGTTTCTAGGTCAAACATCATATCGTGAAGACCTAACTTTTTCATATGTTTGTTATGTGCTCTAAGGTCAACTTCATATTTTGAAAGTTGATTAGCAGACAAGTTCTTTGCCTTTTTTCTATTCTTTTTGAAATAACCACTACTATTGTTGGTATATAATATTGCCATTACGAATAATCACTCACACTTTTTGGTTGACTATCTTCTTGCATCTCTTCATAAGACTTGTTGAAAACTGACCTATAAAAATGGTCTCTTGGATTTTGAGATTGATAAGCAATCAATAGTCTGTTAAAATTTATGTCAACATTACTTAACACTTCAGGCATCTCTTTCTCTAATTTAATCATATCTTTTAGAAAATTAATTCTGTTGGTGTGTACTTTGTTGTCATCACCTTTGCCGAGTTTAATATCTTTCTCTTTGGCTAAGTTAAACTCTTTGTAAATGCCTTCTTTGTCGTATCTAAATGTATTCATATATCCTTTCATAGTTAAATTTACAAGTATCATATCACAATCTAGGATACTTGGCAAGCCTAAAAAAGCTTGATTTTTACTGGTTTTCCGACCATACTCCGACCTTCGAGCAGCTCTTTAAACCAATCCTGGCGCATCCTGGCGCCTCGTTTTTCGTCAACTTTCGACTAAAAGGCGGTTTTCTTCGATTTCCGCCTGTTCATCTGCCCATTTGTCGAATTCGTTACACATGTGCTGATACTTGTTTTTTAGTGTCGAAATCTCTGCTCGTGCCAATTTAAGGTCACCTGTATCAACAGCATTACCAATCTTTTTGATTGCATCAAGGGTTTCAAATTCTGTGACCATCATTTATCTCCTAAATCTAAGTCAATCTGTTGTGCCTCAGATTGGTCTTCACTATTCATTAGAAGCACAATGTAATGAACAGCTTTCAATAGGTCTTTTCTATTTCGACCATCTTTCTTACCATACCTGCAAAGATACTTAATTGCATTAGCTTGGCAAAAATCTTTATCTATACCAATGTCTCGTAACAAGTCTTGAACCTGTGTACCTTTTGACACTTGAGCATAGTGTTGACCATAAGTGCCTTTAATATAGTCACCTATTTCATTTAATATTTTATCTTCATTATATCTCATTTGTAGCACTCTCCTCTACTTTATCTATTTGGTTAAAATAACACCAATGTGTACCAGTGTCGCCTGTAAATGTAATAGCGCCAACATAGTTTAAATCGGTATCGTAAGTCTTAGCGTTAAGGCTTGTTTCGTTTTCGGCCGCTACATCATTTTTTTCAGTAGCAATACCTATGTTTATGATAGTGCCTTCTCTACCATTATTTGTGTGAACATAATCACCTACATTTATTATCATTGTATAGTCCTTTCTTCAAACATAAATTGTTTATCATAACCTAGGCCAAGAGAGTAGCAGATATAACCTGCATCTTTTTCATCTTGTAGGCCTTCAGCCTCTAAAATCCACTTAATTGCCGTTTCACGGTCACCAGCACCCAATTGTGCTGTATCAAAAATTCGTTTCTCAAAATTTTTATAGTTCTCTGCCTCTTGCTTGGCTTCTCGTTCTTGTTCTTCTTTTGCAATCTTAGCAAGAGATTTAAACTCATCTTTGAGTTCTTGGTCGGTCATATTCTTGAAATCATAATGACGACCTTTTACACCAAAGGCTTCTTTGTGCATCTCATACACATCTGTTTCTAGGAAATACCTGTCAAGTTCGGCAGGTGTTGTGACACCATAACTTGCCCAATGGTCTAAGTCTTCGGTAATCATACCAATCCACAGACCTGGCGTTTTAGCCATCTCCGCTTTAGACTTAGCGTTAATATTTTGCAAGTGTTCTTTAAGTGTCATAATTATCTCCTTAGGCAGCTAAAGCGTCTTCGATTACTTCATCAACATTGTATTCGTCAATGCCACAAAGTTCAACATTCTGAACATTACTGATATCAATAGCAGCCTGTTCTTTGGTAATCTTACCAAGTTTTACAGATTTGATGATATCATCAACTTGTTCTTCGGCCATATCCCATGCCCATGATTTTACTTTACTCATATTGTAGTCCTTTCTTTGTTAATATAATATAATAATACATCAATCCAGGTCAATGTCAAGCGTTTTTTTGCTATTTTTAACCTTTTTTCAATGTTTTTCATAGTGTCTTTTTTCATCATATACTGTATCCTATCATAGTCGGAAGACCATGGCAACAGCTTTTTTCACTTTTTTTTGCTTTTTTTTAAGAAAAAACCCTTGTAAAACAAGGGTTCTAAAGTGCGACATTCTGGCACATCTATATCCAGGCAGATTTTACCCACTCCTGGTCACTTTCGTGTGGATTTGGTTGACCATGGAACACTGCAACTTTGGCATTAGGGTCTTTTTCAAAGGTCCAGTCTGACTTATGAAATCTTGGTTTCTCTCTGGAAAACCACTTATACGAGAAAGTCCATTGGTCTGGCATTATCTTTAAATTAGGCGTTCTTTCGACTAGTTTAGATATAACATCTTGGTCACCAGCATATCTCTTTAATTGGTTTCTATCTTTCAACCAAGGCCACCAAACTAAATCTGTAGCTGTTTTATTATTGAATTTTAGAACACTAGAGTTAAATACTTTAGCAGATAAATTAAAGTTATTCATTACACCAAATGTATCGTCTTCAGCAAATGTAAACATATCATCAATATTATCTAATATGACAACATCTAAATCCATGTAGAGGTTATTGCCTTCTATTTGTACTTCAGGACAAAACATCTGTAGTTTGTTCCACCAACCCTCATAATCATGGTGTGGTAGTTTTCTAACATCTATATCGCCTGTGACTTTTCTTTTTAATGTTAAGTCTTCGGTCAATACTATAAAGTTGTGTTTAATTGTGGTGTTTCTTTGCACCATATTATAAAGTTTTTGAACATACTCATAAGGGTATTTGTTACCCCAATATACACAAACAAAATTATTCATATCTGTAACCAATTCAATATTGCTCTAACTGCTAGTGATAGATACACTAGCTCCATTAACATTCTAGGTGTGTCTTTATCTTTCCAACCTATTACTGCCCATATAGCACATGATGTGCCTGTGATTAACCAACCAATCCATTGTGTACTTACATTAGCAGATGATAACACATAAACACCAGTTATGGCAAGTATGAAACCTATCCATCTAACTGATACTGTACTCTTAAAGTTTGGTATGCCAAGCCACCCTCGATTTCGTTTAGAGTAAACTGGTGATTTGCTATCATGTTTAGCCATTCCTGTACCGTCTTTCTTCCAGGTTTAAAAGGTTTATCAACTAATTCTATTTTTCTACTTGTTACAAAAGAGGCAACATTTCTCTGGTGTGTTACCGCTGGTGTCATATTTAGGATGCCATCAATTGCTGATAATGACATATTTGTGACAACACACCAAGCACCAATTAAATCATCTTTAATATCTGTACCCCAAAATTCATTATTAGGTCTTGGTTTGTTTCTAATCTTACATGGTCTATCTGTAACTTCACTTAATTGTAATTGTACTCTAGCTAACCACTCTTCTTGTGATATACCATGTATAAACTGACATACAGTAGGTGATGATGGACACAATAAGATATAATCTCCACTATCACGCCAACCTTTAAACTCTACATCAATACCTTGTTTCTGTAAAATATTAAACCTGTCTGGTGTAGATGCATGTCCTCTTATGGTGTGAATATTACCTTTGCAAATTCTAAAGTAAGTTTTATCGTAATTGTTTATACTAGGTTCAGGATATCTAGTAATTTGTTCAGTAAGATAACCTACATCAACATACCACCACTCTTCACCTTTTCTATCACACTCATTAATTTCTGCGATATTTTTACCTGCTAAACCCCAAAAGAAATGTATATTTCTATCTTCGTCTTTCCAACCTTTTTTAATTGCTGGCCATATTTGGTGAGATAAACATTTATCCCATGCTAATTCATGTGTTATTAACATAATTCCACGCCGTTCCGTTTTCAATCTCTGTCATTGTAAATTGACCTGCTAATAAAGTATTAATCCAGGCCTGCCTATCTACAGAGTATATTGGTTCTTTTATTTTACTAAAGTCATGTTCAGACACAGGATTGCCCATTGATACAACACCACAAAAACTTGGTACACCACTTATAATAGCATCTATACATACAGCAGATTGAAATGATATTACTGCATATGCACCATCAATATCTTCTTGTAGTGGATTTGTATCCTGTTTAGTTCTAACTTTAATTTCTTTTCTTGTATGTTTCTTTAATGTTTTTAGTGTGTCATCTAACCAGTTTGGTTCTCTAAAATATTTTGTAATATGGTCAGACGGCGGACAGACTAAAATATAATCGCCTTCATATTTCCAAGGTTTTAACTCATAATGAGGTTTATACTTTTCTATTCTCTCATAGTCTGCTTTTTTTAACTGTCTTAAACCTGTTTCGTGATACCAATTTTTAGTTAGTCTGTAAATTCTTTCATTAAATATTTCAGACGGACTATGTTTATTGCCAAACATGTAAGCATGGTCAAAATAATACCAATCTTGTTCATAAGCATGTGCGTTTTTAATTAAGTCTGCCGTACCTCTAAGAATACCAAAGACAAGAATTGGATTGTTGTAGTCTTCTTCCCATTCTGGCCAATGTGTCTTTTCATATTGACCAACACTAGGACCATTTCTCTTATACAGTTTACCTTTAGCACTATTTACTAATGCTCTTACAGGCACATCTGTATTGTCTCTAGTTTCAAAACCTTGTATCATCAAACTATCATACACTCGTCATGGTTTATAAACCAATCTTTTGAATAATCACAATCTTTATATTCTTTAAACCAAGGACCGCCTTCAGTGTAATGAACATTTTTTACATCATCTTTATGTTCATACTCACCTACTAACCAGTTCCACTCTAATGGTATTTCACCAATCAAGTCTTCACTTTCTAGCCATTTATATTGATGAAGTTCTAAACCACTAGCCTTATTTACATAGTCAGGTGTTAGTGTTGTACACTTTTTACAGTTCATTAACATAAAACTTGACCAGTTTTTCTTAGGATATTTTGTTTGTTTTTGACCTAAAAATTTTATATCTGTTTTTGGTGTGTAATCATGTTTACAAACCTGTACAGCATATTTGTCATCTCTCATTCGCCAGAGTTCGGCAATGTCTTCAAACATTAACATATCGCAATCCATGAATAATGCCCAACCTTGATAATTCATAAGGTGAGGTATCATAAATCTACTAAAAGAAA